CGTTCATGAGTATGCCGATCAGCAATACGATGATTGTGCCGGCGGAAGTCATGCCGACTTTCTCAATCCGCTTCATCCGCGCGCAGATACTCTCGTACCTGAACGCGCAGACCTGTTCGTGCGTGTTAAGTTGCGCTTGTGTTTCGTCGATAGTAGCCATTGTTAGCGTCTCATACTGTTGCGGTTTTCGAGGCCCGAAAGTTCACCGGGCGGCGTGTTCATAGCGTTAAACGATGAAATACCCGCCATTGCTTTTGCGCTAAGAAGACCTGTGTCCACCATGCGGCGGGCTACCTGCGCGCGGTCAGCGGCGGGTATAGTCAGCAACAGCTTTTCGGCTGCCTCTCCGCTACGGAAACCTTCAGCTAGTGTTCGCTGAAGTTTCGTATTTAACCCTGTGTCGGATAAGATTTGGGCAAAAGTTAATGCCGCGCGCGAAGCGTTGCCTAGCGCCCCGACCGGCGAATAATCATGGAAAATATCTTTTTCTTGCGGGGGCGTCTTAAGCAGATTTTTAGCAAGGTCTTCACCTTGCTCTGCTTGCGTTGCCATTTTCTGACCAAGTTGAACTTCACCTGCAATATTTTCCAACGCCGGCATACGCGATGGCCCAGCCGCGCCGCCCGGCACGCCCATCATTTCTTGGATGTCGAAGTTTCTACTGCCTGCGCGGGGGAACGCCGCTTCAACCGTGCCGGTAGTACCGCGTTGACCGCCGACCGTAGCCGCAAACTGCGCTTGGCCTGCTGGGCCACTCTCAAACATACCCGCAAGCTGATCGGCAAATTGCTGACGCTCTATATCGCTGGCGCCGGTCCCAAAAGCAATCTTAGCCGCTGGGTAGCCAGCGCCGCCGGCGGTTTCGATAGATGTATCAATAAGGGGCTTAATCTGGCCTACGACGGCGGCGGCAGCTTTGTTTATGCTACCTACATCCAACCCTTTATATAGGTCTCCAATAGTCACATTGACGCCGCGGCGGATAGCATCTAAATCGCCAGCCCGAATAATAGGCCCTTTGCTTTCAATCTGCCTAGCTACATCAAGCAACGCTTTACTCTGGACTTCGCCGGCGCCTTCCACTGCTGCCATTGCACGGATTTGATCCGCAAGCGGTTTTGTTTCGAGCGCGCGGATACCTTGCGCGCCCAAATCAGCAATCGGCGGCTGCACAAAGGTACGCTGGTTTGCTGCTGCTGCTGCTGCTGCTTCGGCGCCAAGGTTGGCTTGCTGAAACGCAAGGGCTTCGTCGGCGGCGTATTGCTGACCGAGCGCGCTTCTGCTTTGCATCATAGCATTGCGTGCTTCGCGTTCCGTTGTGCCGCGCGCCATAGCGTTAAGCACGTCTTGCTGGGCTTGTGTTTCAGCGCGCGCAAGCGGAGCATAAATGTCCTTACCGGCACCTTCTGAAACAGTTTTGAACAACGCTTGAACAGTTGGCTCATCAGCCCCTGATTGCGCCACGACTTTGGCAAACGGCGTATCACCTTTGGCGCTGCGGGCAAGCGCCAGCGCGTCTTGTATGTCCATGTTAAAGGCGTCGCGGAACACAGCGGCGGCCTGCTGAACACCAAGCTGATTAGACAGGCGCTCCCACGCAGGCAGCAATACTTTGTCCATTGCAGAACGGAAAGTGGCCGACCCTACTGTCGGCATAAGCGCGCCTATGATGCTGCTTATACCTACGTCTTGCTCTGTTTGTCCTGAAGCAACAGCCATACCGGCGCCAGCGGCTGCGCCCGCCGTGCCGCGAAGAGCTAAATCTACAACACGGTCAATAAGTTTTGGTGCGTTAGCCAGACCTTCTTTCACGGCTGCCCGCGTCGGCAGCAGACCTGTCGTAAATCCGCTAGACCCCAGCGCGGTCGCTATAGCTTTACCAGCCTTTGTACCTTGGGGAATAAATCTTGCGGCGGCGCCGGGGATTAGCGCGGTCCCAAGAACATCACCTGCAACTCTACCTGTTGCAGTTGTTATGGGGAACCGTTTCTGCGACTCGCGTAAGCGGAATGTCCCGCGTTCACGTTGGCCTTTGTCGCCGCCGGCGCCAATAAGGTCTAGCCCTAGCCTAATAGGTGTCGTGACACCCTCAACCAAACCGCTGACAAAACTTTCGCCCCTGCCGGGCGCTTTATAAAACTGCTGCGGCGTCATCTTATTAAGACGCGCGACTTCGCGGGAGTAGGTCTGCACAGCCGACTTGTTATTGGTACGCTTTGCATCTGCAAGGCGACCCGCCGCGTCTGTCTTAGCATTAGCTAATGCGCGCTGTGCGGTTGTAGGCGCTTTAGGTGGCGCGGCACTACGCGCGTCAGGGTACGCCTCAATAACCGCCTTTTCAATCTGCGCGTTGGTAGCGCCGGCAGGACCAGTAATTTTGTATGTCTTACCGTTGGGTGCGCGGACTGTATATGTAGGCATTAATCTTCAACCTTTACCACCGTAAAACCACCACTTGCCTTGCGCGGAACTGGCGTCCTTGCGGGCGCAGCTTTTGGTTTGGCGGCGGCGGCTTCTTTTAGTTTAATGCCGTTCTGTCTGGCAAAATTGCGGATAGTTCTTAGGCGTGTTTCGTAAGTGGAGTCAGCGCCGCCCACGCCGCGTAAAAATAGTTTTTGTTCTGCTACTGCGTTCAGCGTCCCAGATGTGCCTTCTTCAATGATCTGACGCAAAAGTTGAGCCGCTGTTGCCTCAATGCTATCTAGGCTTGTCTTTTGGGCTGTGCCGCCCGGCACATACGTGCGGTCACGCCGAAGTTCTTGCGCCCGGTTAGCTGCAAAACTGTTGGCTTCTGAAAGAAGATGGCCCTTTTTCTGCGCGTCTACGACCGCGTCGTACAAATCTTGAACCGCGGTATCGCGCGCTTTTCTTTTCTCTGGCGATATATCACCTTTTTTAGGTGCTGGCGGTTTGCCGGGGATTAAAGGTGTAGGACCGCCGGGTGCTGCGGCTGATACGCCAGCGCCGCGCGCCATTCCCGGCCCCGGTTCGACATGAACAAGGTTTTTGTTACGGTTAATTACAACATCAAAACCTTGCTGTTTAAGCGGGGCTAGGTTTGTTACAAGTTGGTCTAGCGACTGGCCCCGCCCGGGTTGAAAATCGCGCGCGTCGTCAGTCAAGTGATAGCTGTCCGCTACACCGCCAACCTCCGCATTACGCGCCTGCGTGCGCGCCCGCCCAGACACAATCGTGCCGGGGGCAAGTTTTAATACCGCGTTCTCAATCGCCGCGCCGTACTGACCCGCGTTGACAGCAGCCCCACTTTTTCCGGGTGCGCCGACAGCAGGGGCGGGCGTACCAAAACTGCCGCCGCCTTTAGTAGGCATAGGATAAATAGCGCCGTCAGCGCCTCTGACGTAAGTCATGCCGGGCGCAACTTGAATACGTGACCCGGGGACTTCTGTCGCGCCGGCGCCGCCAAATTTCGGTACGCTTATTAGTCGTTCTTCAGTGCCGGTGGTTTGCTTTATGTAATCACGCGCCAACTGATCCTTGGCTTCCATAGTGCGGAACAAACTGTCTTCGCGCCAAGCCTCAAACTGGCCGGGGTCTTGCGGTATAGACGACAATGTTTCATCTATCGACGCTTGAAGTTCTGGCTCCGGAAACATCTGCTTCATGCGGTCGCCAAGCGACATAGCTTGCTGCGGATTGCGTGAGTTACCAATGGCTATTTCAGATGTCTCAAAAAAGTCCATGACGTACTTTAAACGCTCGGAGTTTGCTTTCGATTGTGCTTCAGTCACTTTAAAAGGTTGCAATTCTGCTTCGCGTGCTTCCCCCGCCCGCGCAAACTCCATTTCCTGACGCGCGCGCTCACCTTGAAGCTGCGCGGCTTCTTGCTGTCGCGCCATGTTCATCATGTTTGCGTACTGCGCCGTAATCCGCGAAGGATCGGCGACCTGTGGGTTACGCGATTGAAGGGCTATCATTTGGTTTGGCATGGCGTTACACCTTTACGTGGGGGTAGGCATATAGGGGTTGCGGGCTACCATTGGGTCAAACCCAAAAATAGGTTTAGCTTGAGGCGCGGTACCCACCCGCGCTGCACTGCGGCTACCACTATCCGCTGGAACGCGGTTGTAATAGTTCATCATAGCGTTGTTAAGCGGTGCTTGTTGAGCAAAAGCACCTATCTGGCCTAGAGCGCTTGTCAGCGCATTAGCAGAACCGATGTACCCAGACGCGCGGGCTTGACCAGTGTTGTATATGTTTGCCGCTTCGTTCTGGCCCATCTGTCCAGCAGCGCCGGTCATCACGTTCGCGGCGGACTGACCAGAACCCATCAGCGATTGCAGCGGATTAAGCCGCGCTGCCCGCTCAGTCTGAAAACGGTTGAACGCGTTTTGGTATTCTTGGCTGGCTAAGTCTTGGCCGAAACGCTGCACACCCTTCAGGGTGGAGCCGGATAGCAGATTGCCGCGCGCGGCTGCCGACCGCTCTAGCGCCTTCATGCCTTCCGCTTGGCGGAACGCATAGCCGGGGTCTTGTTGGAATTGATCTGTGCCAAAGGCTTTCGCCATGCTGCCGTAACCAGCGGCGGCCTTGTCGCCACCGATACCCAGAAGCTGCATAATCTCTTGCTGTGCTGTCAGGCCACCTTGGCGAAACGGCTCTTGCAAAGCCTTTTGCTCTTCAAACATACGCTGTTGTGCAGCTTGTGCTTCACGCCCAGCTTCTGCCTGTATGTTTGCAGCCTTCTTAGAAGCTTTACTAGCCATTATACCACCTGCAAGTGAGGTGGCTCCACCGATTAGTGCGGCTCCGACGGCAGGTGCGATTGGCATTATCTTAACTCCATCCGGTAAATTCGGTAAAGTGTACCGAATGTCTTTATCATTTCATCTGTCTTTTGCATACCCCCTTGACGGGCGTAGCGGATTACATGTTTACTATCTGGCTCGATTTTAGTCCACAGCTTTTCCGTGCCGTGGTCTCTCGCGTAATCTAGCATAGCCGTGCGTGCATCGTTAGCCCATTTACCCCTGCCTTCAGGCAGAATAAACGTATGTACTTCGCGGGTGCTGGGCGATGTTTCTTCCAATAAGAACCCGCCGTGTTCGCCCATCAGAAACCAGTTTCCCGGTATGTCTACCAGTATCCGAGTATCTATATCGCCGTCAACGCCGCTACCAACATACGGCCTTACTGACGGATCGTTTACGACCCTGTTAATAAACGCAGTGTCGTAACTACGCTCCAGCATTAGCTAACCAGACGGCCTGACGCGCGGATGTTGATGGCGGACGCCGTGCCAGCGATTGTGCTGATGAAGCCATTGTTAGGCAGCACATGGCCTACCAGTTCAGGAAACGTATACGTCTCTGATGGCTGGAGCGTTTTGGTCTTGACAATCAAGTTGTCGTTGCCGGCGCTGCCCGCAGCCGTCACAAGGTTGACGCTGATCGTTGCAGCCGACACGCTGTAGTTAGTCGCGGTAAACTTGTCGATGATTGTCTGCACGCCGTTCGACGTGTACTGCGTCGTTTGGCTGTTCTCCGCCGTCTTAGCGGGGATGATGTTACTAATGGTTACGGCCATATTATGTCTCCAAAGAACTTATGTTATCTGTTACCGTCAAAATGACTGACGGAATTGAGGGGTGTATACCTGTTGCCACTTCCGCAAGCAACTCCACGGATGTATCGTCTACTTCCCACATCAACTCAATGTAGTCGCCAGCGTTTAGTTGGGTGACGTAGTTCCATGCGGCAAGAATTTCTCCATCATTGCCTTGGATGCGGATTTGCCCAGCACTGTCAGGCACGTTTGTGCCGTTCTTGCGTAGCCATACATATATAAGCCCAACGCCGCCTGATGTCTTATGCACCTGCGCCGAAAACTGAATGTTGTAGATGTTGGGCCGATCAACAAAGATGCGCGACGTTGGCGTGCCGCGGGTGACGCCTTGCGACAGATCAGTGGTATTGAACGTCATGGCGTAGGCTGTGTTGATTGCTGCCGCTGTCTGCGTTGTTGTATCGTAAAACGAACCGTAGCGCGGCGACCGAAACTCTTTTGGCGGCGGCGACAGCGACAGCGCCTGCAACTGCGATTGGATAACCGCGATGTCGCTTTCCGTAGCAGCCGGCGGCGTGACGCCGGTGGCCTGCGCCAGACTGTTTACCTTGGCATCCACGTCAGCCGTAGCAGAACAGCAGTCAGGGGCGCTTTCGGTTGTCTGCGCCAACGACTCCAGCATGGCGTCATAGGACGCTATCAGCGACGTAGCGTCCGGCGCTAACTCGACTTCGTCTTGGTTGGTCTGCGTAGCTGTCAACAGCGATAGGAAGAACCGATACCATTCACGGCTAATCGCGCCTGACCGTTCGTCGATCAGGGCCACACGCGGCGGCGTTAGCTGCGTAGGGTTGATCGGTGAATACGCCATTAGGCGCTTGTCCCACTAAGCAGCAGTTCAGCGCCCATGACGTAAATCCGTACAGGGTCTGTGCCTGACACTTCGTAGACGCGGTCACGTATTTTCATCGTCGCGCCAAGGCGGCGCCAGATGGTACGATAGCCAGACCGACCAATTTGTCCCATCGACTTCCAGTGTTCGCTGGACCATGTGTGGCCGCCATCGTCCGAGAAGCGCAACATGACTTGCGGATTGCTGCCTTGGCCGGTGTTCAGGCCCACGCCTGTCTCGCAGTCAAGCTGCATGGAGTGCTGGATAGTACGCGCAAGGTTGTTAGCGCCCGTCGGCAGCGCACGCCATGACCGCAGCCATTTCTGCGGTGCGCCATCGTCAGC